AACAAGTAATAAACTGGCGAACCGGACAGCCCGGACCACACATAAAAGAACCGCTTTTAATCAAGATAAAAGGGGCTTTCAAGTGGGGATTGCAGTACAAACTCCCCGATGGGGATGGGATTAAACAGTGGGTGATTGATGATGATGTGGCTGAGTGGGCGGAGATAGCCTAATGCCGATATTCCTACCCGATAAATGTATTCGAGGTTATAAGACCTGTACCCCGTTATCGCTGATTGAAGCAGATGATGGGAGTAGCTTCTTTTGCTGTGGTGAGAATGACGGCTCTGATCGAGAACTTGAGCAGGATAAATATACCCTGTGCTTTAAGAATTCAGATATGGATATAGAACACCACAATGACAAGCGGGATTTAACCCACCAGCTATCAGTCATAGCGCAGGCGTTGGCAATTATTGAAGAGCAGGAAACGGATTGATCTATACAGAAGAAGAAATAGTGGAATACCTGAAAGCCATTGTACGGGCGGTGGATAGAAGAAAGTTGTCTGTGGCTGATAAGGTGTTTCTGGTGGAATTGGAGAAAAAGATTAAGGGCAATGAGAGCGTCGAGTCTTTGGATAACGACCATCCTTTGTAACTTAAACAAGAGTTGATAAACGTAACCGGAGAGACTTATGAAGATTACTTATTTTATTTATGTTGTTAATGACAGCCATGGGAAAAAAGATGCAACGGTTGCAAACGAACCTTCCGATACTATCCAGATATGTGGCATGAAGGACAAAAAGGGAGAGGCTTTGTACTTTGAAAGTGACGCTTACCATCTTAAAAATTGGTGTGATGAAAATGGGCTGGAAATGGATGCCATAAAGATGGATGCCCATGTTTAACCACCCTGATAACTTAAACAAGATTTAACAACCGTAAGCGGAGAGAGAAATGGAACTACTTATTTTAGTTTTGTGGGGATTGAGAAAGTGGGTATTTATGGCGTTGTTTTGCCTGTTCCTGCTAATAACTTGATAGATTAAGGCTTGTAAATGGGTGAGATGAGCGTAAAATCAACTTGTCGGCTTACTTGGGAGTGATTACCCGGGGACAGCCACTTACCCATTTATGGTTGCCGACAATCCTTTTTGAATGGGTTAATTTGAATGGGTAAAAAATAATGAAAAGAAAATCCATTTCCTGCAAAGTACGTTTTGACGTATTTAAGCGCGATGAATTCCAGTGCCAGTATTGTGGCAGAACCCCTCCAGTAGTTATCCTAGAAGTAGACCACATAAACCCAGTTGCAAAAGGCGGGGACAATGATACTGACAACCTTGTCACGGCTTGTTTTGATTGTAATAGGGGTAAATCTAGCAATCTATTAAGCAATATTCCTGAATCACTCGCTGATAAAGCAAAAAGAACTGACGAGGCTGAGAAACAGCTAAAAGAATATATAAAAATTAGAAAAAGAAAAAGCAGGAGAATTGCTACAGACGCAAAAAAAGTAACAGATGTATTTGAAGCATACTTTGCCAATTCAACACTGACTAGCGGCTCAGAAACAACGATAAAACAAAGATTTTTGTCTAAAATTGACGTTTTTACACTAGTCGAAAATATGGAATTTGCTTGTGCAAGGCTTCAATATGAAGAACCAGATGAAGCATTTAAGTATTTTTGTGGTATCTGCTGGAATCAGATCAGGGAGGCCGGCAATGCCTAGATCAAGAAATATAAAGCCCGGGTTTTTCCAGAATGATGAATTAGTTGAGTTAGATTTTTCTATCAGGTTATTGTTTATCGGATTATGGACGATTGCAGATCGTGAAGGACGGTTGGAGAACAGACCTAAAAAGATAAAAATGCAGCTATTTCCGGCAGATGAACTAGACATGCACGGTGCATTAGATCAGCTTGCAAAAAAAGGGCTAATAAGCCTATACAGTGTAGATTCTGTTGAATATATCGAGATAGATAATTTCTTAAAACACCAGCATCCACACATAAAAGAACAGGCAAGCACCATACCTGCACCAGACATGCACCATGCTTGCCCGTCTGATTCCCTTAACCCTATTACTGATTCCTTTAACCCTCAGAAGCGGGAGGTAAAACAAGTTTATCCAAAAGAGTTAAACATTGACGCATGGAATAACTATCTCGAATATCGGAAAGAGGCGAAGTTCAAAAAACTGCAAAAGCGAAGCGAGGAATTACAGATTGAAAAACTTATTGGATATGGCAGCAAAAACGTGCAGAGAGATTGCATCAACGAAACCATCTCAAACGGTTGGCAAGGAATCTTCGAGCCAAAAAATGGTAATGGGAAATCAAAAGCAGACAGCCACCTCGAAGCCATACGCAACCTCTGAAACGGTGAAGTTTTTGTTTGGCAAATTCTACGCTCGATACGGGGCGAAGTGGTCAAGCCAGTACCCTGATGAAATGATGCCGGTTGTGCATGAAGAATGGTTGCACGAATTAAATAACATTACGCTGGAACAGATTAAGAAGGGGCTTAAAAACTGGAGTGAAGCATGGCCTCCGAATATCGTGGAATTTGTGGAAGCGTGTACAAAAAAAGACATTGGCAGACCCGCGCCTTGTTACGTTGAATATGAAACACGGGCTTTACCTGCACCAACAAACAAAGAGCTTGGCAGGCAGGCAATTAAAGAAATGAAAGCTAAAATTATCGGTGGATAACTAAAACAAAGAGGACAAGAGTATGGGAAATTGGAAACTAGGACTATCATTTATATTTTTTACACTGTCATGGGGAACACACATGTTCTCTGACAAAGACCCGTGGGGGCTTGCTCTTGTTGGTTGCATGTTTCTGGTGTTAGGTATTTTGTCTGAATCAGACAAGCCTTGATAACCCTCCCTTTAAGCTCAACCCAAGGTTAGGAGAATAGAATGCAATGCACCTGCGGAACAGAGATGAACCCCATGTTCAGACGGTACAACATGAACCAGTTACGCCATGATTGTTGCGCTAAAGGCATCTATGCCAGCCCAAAGGCAACGGCGATGGATATTCTATTCTTATTGGGCATGGAGCAGAAAGAGACTTATTTCAGCTTTTATTGTGGTGAGTGCGGTTTTGGTAGAGGGTTAAAAGTGGTGAAAGTCCCTAAAACCCAGAGAATACGCGGTGATTACAACATCAAACACCGGAGCAAGAAGTTCCAGGGATTTAAAACAACAATTAGAGGCGGTAAAGCCGCAATGGTGGGATTATGAAAACGGCAGACATTGAAGCGATAATAGAAATTATCAACGGATTAACTTATGGGCGAGATATTGATGGTCTTCACTTTGATTTAGTTGACCCTGAGCAGTTAATACTAGCGATTAAGCGGTGGAGTGAGAAGCCCAAGGTTTCAACATAGGAGAAGATGATGACAGAATTTATGATAAACATGCACGACACCTCACTGGTTATGTTATTTGTTAGTTACTTAGCAATAACCTCGTTAAACAAAGAAATAGACAGTGACTGGGTAAAGTTTTTATTCTTATGTGTGTTTTTTATCAGCGGAGTATTTTCATTCGTTGGTGCAATATTGAGAATTTGGGCTTAAACCCCCCAACCATAGGAGAATGAGATGGACAGAACAAAACAGATACAGGAAATGGAACTAGCAGCTAGAAAAAGCGATATGGAATACCGGATAAAAGCTGCAAAACAGGAGAGTCGGGTTCAGATGATTAATTTTATAACGACTTACATAACAGAAAGGGCAAGGCTTGAAATGCTGGCGCTATTCGGACTCATCAAGCTCGACAGGTAGTCCATGACCCCCATCCCCAAAGACTATCAACCGAATCAAAGCACATTAGAATTGGCTTATAAGCTGGGTATGGATCAACAGTATGTCGACAAGGAGATTCCAAAGTTTATCCGCTACTACACCGGGCGAGGTGAGTACAAAGACTGGCACCGAGGCTTCGGATTATGGCTACAGCGGGGATTCTCAAAGGTGAAGCAGCGGGAGAGATCGACAACACGAACGCATCCAGGCTCAAATACTGAATGGCAAGCTGAGAAGATCGTCAGAGCGACGACACGCCCGAGCTTGAGTGAGCTTAAAATAATCGCAAATGGTGGAGCTATCAACCCCTAGAGGGTACTTACAGAAATCCCCCTAATCCCGTAACTACCATAATGTACTTACTAAAATCAGGTTAATTGTGTTGAACCACCACCCTATAATCCTCAATCACGGGGATAGCCAGTATCGCGGCAAAGGCAAGGAGAAAGATAAGTCCGGTCAGGAAGTATTTGAGTTTAGTCATGGTTATTCTCCAAGATATTTAACTTTAGCCAATCCAAAAGGAGTGATGTCTCCACTGTATTGTCTGCTAGCCAAGTTATCGGCAACACACCTGTCGAAACTTTCAATTTCATCATCAGTAAGCGAGCCGACATATAGCCCGTCATTTGTCTTCACTATTTCTCTATCTGCTTGTGTGCTTTTCATGGCTATTTATCCTCCACCCTTGCATTAAGGGCTAAAATTAAGTGGTTCAAATTCCGGTCACTAAATCGGATGTAAGTGGGCAAGCCTCGCTGAATCAGGCTGAATCAGCCCTTTAGCAACGGTCTGGCGAGAGACGAAGATCAACTTAGCTACGTCCTCCTGCCTCAAGTCATGCTTGACCATGAGGGCCTTTAGTTTGGTTTGATTGCTCATAGGCTCTCCTTAAATTTTGTGAAACGTGCGCTTTCTATATCGCCTTGTAGCCTTGCTAGTGGAAACCTAAGTTCTCGCGTGTAATCAAAATCATCATATTCATGCGAGTATCCAATAGAAACCTCTGCGGTTGCCTTCATTATTTTATGAACCAGATAACGATAACGCCACGAACCGTCTGTAATATCATATTGACCTATTTCCATCATTCATCTCCCATTAAGCAGCATCCTTGCCGCGGTGTGTTAGTTAACCTTTTTCGATACGTGCCGACAGATATTCATCAGCAGAATAGTTGCTGGCACATTTCTCACTCTCGTCAAAAAGGGGTTTCCGATTAACTGCCTTGAAAAAAGCCTTTAATATCTTATGGACGGCTTTCTTGTCGTGACTTACTCTGTCTATATCTTCTAATGCTGACAAAGCCAAAGTGTATTTATTTGCTGTATCCACCATTCCGGTCATTGTTTCTTGTGATATTTCATACTTGACTGTCATGTGTGGTTTCCTCGTTGAGCGTTATTTGTATATTGTTGTATTTTCCATTTTCATAAACCGCTACAGCGGTGTTAATAACGTGCATCAGTTCTACCCATTCGCGGTCAGTCATATCAAAAGGACAGCTCAAAGTTATTGAATTATTTTGGTTCACTTATTTGCCCAAATCTGACATGGTGGCATAGCGCCAGTTGCTTTCACCAATCATTATTGAAAATGTGGCAGTGCCATAAGCAGTTTTTATTTCAGCGCCGTTTTCACCTATGTTTCTGATGCCGTCAATTTTGTAAGGTCTAGCACCAAAAATAGCATCTGCGAAAATCCATTGTCCAATCTGTAATTCTTGTGGGTTCATCTTTTTAGCCTCTATGTTTGTGTTGTCCATGTAGTAATTATACCCGATTATAGGAAATATACAAGTAGTAATTACACTTATTTTCATATATAATGGATTAAAACATGGATAACAACGGGTTAGGATATATCCATGAAGAGAAAGACTATCGAAATCACGATAAGATTAGGAGATCGAGAGATTGCAGACGATGTTATTACTACGTGGAGCAGCCAGATCACTAAATCGGACATTTACGTGCCACCCAACAGAGAGGCTCGGGAACTGGTGAAATATCGGTGCTACAATCTCGTCAAATGCCTTCTAAGCGCCATAGAGGAAGAACATGACCAACAGCAACCCCCCACCCTCAAGACCGTACACAAGCGAAGGCGTAATGACTAACAAACTAAACGAATTCGAGCTAGACCTAAGACGCGCTGTAGCAATTTCGATAGCTGACAAAGGGAGTCCTTCTGGGGTAGAATGGGTCATGGACTATGTAATAAAACTAGAAAAGAGGGTGGTGAAACTTGAACATGACAAAGATAGATAACACAGCAAGAAACCAAAAGTTGCTCGATAAGTTTATTGAAGACAATCAAGGTATTAGCTGTGTTGTGAACCGAAAGCTGCTATTTGGGATTGGTATTAATGACGCCGATTATGCAATCAGCCCTACAATAGATGGTAAGCGGGTTATGTGCGTTTTTTACCAGACGTGGACAGATATGATCGAGAGGTGCTACTCGCCGAAATATCAAGAAAGATGCCCCACCTACAAGGGTTGCATTATTTGTGATGAGTGGCATAGTTTTATGAATTTTAAGCGATGGATGGTGGGTCAGGACCACGAAGGGAAGCAGCTTGATAAAGATATATTAGTTATTGGTAATAAAATCTATTCGCCAGATAGGTGTGTTTTTGTTAGCCAGTCAATTAATAAGTTGCTAACTGATCGTGGTGCGAAGCGTGGCATTTATCCACAAGGCGTTAGTCGTCAGCGGGGCGAGTACAAAGCCAGAGTAAGCATAAACGGCAAAGGCACCCACATTGGGAGATACACCACAGTACAAGAAGCCGAAGCCGCCTACATCAAAGCCAAGTCCACTAATATAATAATAAAAGCACTAGAGCAATCCAGCACCAAGTTAATGAAAGCTCTAGTTACCCATGCTAAACACATGCGAACCCATTTTGAATGTAAGCAACAGGCTATGGCTTAATCTAAGATTATGGCAAAGAAACCTAAAAAGATACTCCACGGCATGTTAGGTTCAACCGAACCTGCGGCACGTCAAGTCATGGAAGCCAATCAGCCCCAAAGAGCTAAACAAACCAAGCCAAAGGACACCGGAGGCAGACGAACCGCCCCGGACACCCACAAACGCCTGACCAAAGAACAACAAGCGAAGTCTTTGGCAGCAGCAAGAAAGCGGGCAGCATCAAGGCCCACGGTGAAGAAGAAAGCCCCGAAGAAACCGAAGCGTAAGAGTTACGGGCGGAGCATGAGTTGACTATCATCGTCATCAGTTGCCTATTGTCCGGTTTTATCATCGGCATTCTATTATTCCCTTTCCTGTTATTTTTAAGGGCCAGGCGAAGCGATGCCTGGGACAACTCCAACATGACGAATATATACCGGGTCATAGGGCATATTGCTACTCACCCCAACGACTTCGCACAAATGCGCTACAGTGACGGGAAACGACCTTTCTGGTATTTGGGCAAGGACGAATTGTCCGCTGTTGTAAAAACGAGGGCTAACTAATGACAACTATTATTTTCAGTATTATCTTAATCTTGCTTATTGCCGATTTAATATTAGGACGGATTTATAAAGGCGGTGGTTGGTTACATGACTACCTAAAAGACTTCAGAATGATCCCTGCGGTACTGGTCATAAACTACCTTGCGGCGGTCCCTTTAATGGATTACATACGAACCTTGAACGTAGGCTAAGACAATTAGGCGTATACTTATAAAACCCGTTTATATTCAGACACCTGACTGATAAAGAATTATGGCAAGAAGGCTCACCCAACCGACCAAAGCGCGCCCTGTTGCGGCTTATACAGGAGAAATACCCTAACTATAATCCTGTATTGGAACTGGTTGATGTGGCTATGGATGAAAACGCAGATGCCACAATGCGATTTAATGCTAACCGGGAGCTATTGCAATACCTTGAACCCAAGCTGAAAGCCATTGAGCTAACCGGCAAGGATGGAGAGAAGCTACTCCCTGACGTCATCAAGATCGTCAATGAATGAAGTCACTGTCCGGTTCCCCAAAATATACAAGCCCCTTGATGAAGACTGGCGCTATAAAGTTATGTACGGCGGTAGAGCTGCGGCAAGGTCATGGACGATAGCGAGGAAACTATTACTCAGGGGGACGCAGAAGACTGAGTTTATTCTCTGCACCCGTGAACTACAGAAGTCCATCAAGCAATCCGTCCATAAGTTACTCAAGGCACAGATTAGATTATTAGGGCTGGAGAACTTCTACCAGGTATTCGACCAGTCCATCAAAGGCTTGAACGGGACGGAGTTTATGTTTCTTGGCGTTAAGGCCAATCCCGAGGAAATCAGATCAACCGAGGGTGTGACTATCTGCTGGATAGAAGAAGGCCATAGTCTGTCAGAGAATAGCTGGGACATTATTGATCCCACCATACGCGCTGAAGGCTCAGAGATATGGATATCATTTAATACAAGGTTTAAGTTTGATTATCTGTACGAGAAGTTTGTGGTTAACCGCCCACCAGTGAACGCCTTAGTAATGAAGACATCGTATAAGGATAATCCCTACTTTACAGATGTTCTAAAAGACCAGATGGAGGTAATGAAAGAAGAAGACCACGATAAATACCTGAATATCTGGGAGGGTGAGCTGAAGAAGCTGGCAGCCGGGGCTATCTTTGGCGCACAGATCACCAGAGTCCGGCAGGATAACCGGTTAACCTTTGTCCCTGTCATTAATAGCGAGGTGTTTACCTTCTGGGATATTGGCAAGCACGACCCCACGGCTATCTGGTTTGTACAGTTATTGGGTAAAGAGTACCGGTTTATTGATTACTTCGAAGGGTCCTTACAGGAAGTAAGCTATTACAACGAGTTCTTGCACTCGATAGATTATATGTATGGCCGTCACTACGTCCCTCACGATGCAGACCATGACCGACTGGGGATGAAACGAAACATCAAGGAGCAGCTATATGATGGTGGTGCTAGACCTATCAAGGTTGTGGAAAAGATAGCACACAAAGCCACAGCGATAGAGCTAGCACGTGACGTCTTCCCTGAATGCTGGTTTCATTTGGGCGATGATAAAGGCTTGCCTGACGAGGAGTGTGAGGGTTATGTGAACTGGCCTGAAGACCCGCGCATGAATACACGGGCAAAGCGTATGGAGCGCGGCTTTGATACTTTGTGTAATTATCGGTATAAGTACAAGGAAGATGATAATGTGTATAATTTAAACCCACACCATGACGCGGCCTCGAACGGGGCCGATGCGTTTATGCGTTTATGTGTTTTGCACAGAGTAAGATATACACCACAGCACCGATGAACTACAAGGTGAAAAGGGCGATAAGACCCAGAATGAGGCGATAACAATGGTCCATAAATCGAAGCCAAAGAAGAAGGTGAAATAATGACAAATCCTAAAAAGAAACGCAAAACATCACCAGCGATTTTAAAAAAACGTAAAGCCAACGCAAATCGTCGCGCTAACGCTTTAGTTCATTCTGAAGCACCCGGGAGCCAAAGCAGAGTATTCTCACGCAGAAACTCAGCAATAAGGACAGTAAAGGAAGTTCTAAAAGCTCGGACAAAGAAAAAGAGACGAAGTTAATGAGAAGACATTATCCGGCGTTTTGATGCGCTGAAGTCAGACCGGTCAACGGTTCAAGACCTTTGGGAGCTAATTGAACGCTTTGTGGTTCCCTTTAGGGGTGAGTTCTACCGCGATTTAGACAATGAAAACGAGATAGAGTGGCGCATACGAGAGATATACGACTCAACGGCTGTGACCTGCGCTCAAGACCTGGCGGCAGCCATACAGGCTGACTTAACGAACCAATCGACAGAATGGTTTGAGCTGAACTTCAGGGACGATGAACTTAACAAAGCCCCGGTTATCCGACAATGGCTTGAGGACTGTGCCAAGGCTATCTTCAGGGCGTTGAACGAGAGTAACTTCACCATTGAATCCGCTGAGACTTACCTTGATCTGGTGAGTTATGGCACCTCCATCCTGATTGAAGAACCCGAACACGACATTGACTGGAAAGGGATTAACTTCCAGTCCACCCCTATCCGTGAATGTTACTTTGAAGAAAACTCGAAGAAGCAGGTCAAGATATTCTATCGTTACCTAAACTGGACAC